AAATTGGTGGTGGTAATGCCAGCGTTTGACAGCTCTGCGCGGAACTTGCTGGCCGGGTCGGCAAACTGCGCCATGATGGCGTTAAGCGCCGTGCCCGCCCGGCTGGCATCAATGCCTGCATCGGCAAACTTGCCAATGATGGCCACCGTGGTTTCCAGCGACAGGCCCAGCGTGTTGGCCAGTGGCGCGGCGTAGCTCAGGGCTTGCGCCAAGCCGTTCACACTGGTGTTACTGGCATTGGCACCCAGGGCCAGCACGTCGGCCACGCGCCCGGCATCGGTAAACGCCAGGCCCAGGCCCATGATGGTTTTGGTAACGTACTCTGATGCCGCGCCCAACTCTACCCCGCCCGCCTGCGCCAGTTGCAGCACCGCAGGCAGCGCCGTGATGGCATCCTTGGCGCTCAGGCCCGCGCGGCTCAGGTTGCCCAGTGCATCCGCCGCCTCAGTAGCTGTAAATTTGGTGCTGGCCCCTGCGGCCTCTGCGGCCTGGCGCAATTGCACCATCTCGGCCGCCGTTGCACCACTGACAGCAGCCACCTCTGACAGCTTGGCCTCCAGATCAGCCGCACCTTTAACGGCACCAATAAACGCATTGACGCCAAAGTAGGCGGCAATGCTGGCCCCCACGGCGGCCACCTTCGACCCCATCGAGCTGAAAATGCCCGAGGCCTCGTCCTTGGCCCTGATGATGATTTCGACGGGGTTAATGGCCATGCTCTACCCAGGGGCCTTAAGCCATCTTCACGCGGAAATACTGGCTAATGCCCACGCCCACCTTGCTGGTGTCAATCAGCACCTCGGCATCCACCGCCAAGTCAGCAAACTTGTCCCCCAGCAGGCTCAGCGCCTTGGTAGGGCTGAGCTGGGCGCGGTAAATGTCCACCACCACCGGCTTGCCGCTGTTGGCCTCATTGAGCCCTTCAAAGTGCAGCTCAAGAATGATGGCCCCAGTGGTCATGGCCTCCACCTTGTCGTAAGCCGCATAGGTGTAGTCCACCTTCAGGCTGGCAGCATCGGCAATCGCGCCGGTGGGCAAGATGTAAATGCCACCAGGGCGCACCTCGTAGTCCGTCACACCGCTGTAAGTGGTCACCGCGTCAGCACTGGTCACCGTCACGGCAGTCGGGTTCAGGTGCACCAGCGGCACAAGGGCACCTTTATAGGCGGTCACCACTTCATCAAGCACGCTAGCGCCTGTCACGGCAGCCTCGGCACCAAACAGGGCGCGCGCCACATTGGTTTTGTTAAGGTCGTTAAGCGTCATGCTCAGCGTCACCTCGGTGATGCGGCTCACCGTGGCGCGCACACCGCCGCCAAGTTTGCCCGAATCCATTTGCTTCTTCTTGTCTTCTTTGACGGCCAGGTCAAGCTTGCTGGCGTCGCCAATGTCCATCAAGCCAGCGGCGGCACCGGCTATGCGGGCATACACCTTGCCAACGCCAAGGTAGGGGTAGTAAACGGTATCAGTCATCTTGAGTCCTTCAGGTTAAAAATCATCACACGGCCAGCGTTAACGCCAGCTCCACCGTAAAAGCCAGTGGCAAATAGCCATAGCCCTTGTTAAAGCCAGCGCCGGGTGCTGTGGCCAGCTTCAAAGGGCCAGCCGCGCCGGCGGCCTTAAAACCCATCAAACCTTTGGCCACCTGGCCTGCCAGCAGGCCGGCCTGTGCGCGTGCAGCGTCTGCAGACTTCAGGTTGGCCACATTGCGGGTGGCCACCACGGCCAACCAGGTTTGCTCAATGCGCGCCGCGCGGCCGTCGGCCCGGCTGGCCTGCGTTACCCGGTAGCCCTGGTACAACAAGTGCACCGCAGGCACCAGCTGCTGCTCTTCTTTGACACCCGCCAGGTCGTCAGCGCTAAGCACATGCACCGCCGGGGTCTGGCCGGCCAGCACGGTTTTCAGGCGTGCCAACAGCTCGGGCTCCAGCGCCAGCAGGTTGTGCAGCATCAGTAGCTGCCCCAGTCAAACGCCTTGGGTACCACGCGGCTGACCATGCGCCCGCCGGGCTGCGCCACCGTGGCGTCAAGTCCGCCCAGGCTGACCACACCTTTGCTGAGGTCGCGCAGGTAGTCGTCAGCCCATTTGGTGCCGTTGCGCACATCCTCAGGCACCAGGTGGCCATACAGGCGCTTGAGCGCAATGGCCGCCACCGCACCCGGCAGGCTGGACCCCGCCACCAGCTCTGCAGCCAGCGGCATCACCGTGCGGTAACGCGGAAACATATAAGTGTCGGCATGCGCACTGGCGCGGGCCAGCGCCTCGTTCATGCGCAGCAGGGCTGCGTCTGCTGCGGCAATGGCCGGGGCGCTCCAGGCGGCGCGCTCAGTGCCCTCTACCGTGGCTTGCAGCAGCGGGCCGTCCACCAAAGCATTCATGGCGGCACGTTGGGCCAACTCGTCCCAGCCACCGGTGGCGGCCAGCACCAAGTCGGCAAGCGTGGCGTACACCATGGCTTAGGCGGCGGTCAGCTCTACCAAGGCCTCTGGGTACAAGCACATGGCCAGCGGGTTGGCCTGCACCTCCATATCCCAGCCCTTACCCAGCTTGCGCGCCTCTGACTTGGCGTAAAACGGCAAGCCCAGCGTATTGACCGTCTCAAGGTAGTTGGCGGGCGAGTTAGTCATGGTGAACACACCTGGGGCCAACGGGAACACCTTGGCCGTGCCGGCGGGAATGAATTTTTGCCCGCTCACGGTGATCTCGTACTCAATGAACTCAATGCCACCATACGTGAACCCGCTGCGCATATCACCGCCCAGGCGGTCTTGCGCTGCCTGGTAGTTGGCAAAGGCAGCCTGCACAGTTGGGTGGCCGGTGAAGGCATCAAAGAAAACCGCGTCGCAATAGGCGCGGTAGCCCTTCACCATCACCCCGCCCAGTTTGGTTTCAGCCCAACGCTTGGCATCCAGGCAGTACTTCATGACCTTTGTGCTTGCGGCACTCAAAGGCACGGGTGTGGTTTTTTTGGTCACGCCAAATTCATCAAACAGGTCAAACAGCACAGAGCCATCGGCATCCAGAATCTTGCCACTGACCGCGCCCATGCGCTGCCATTCACGCGTGGCCTCCACGCTGTTGATCATCTCCTGCAGCTTGTCGTTGATCACCTGCGCTTGCGACTGCAACACACCATCCTGACCAAAGGCCGCAATGTTTTGCAAGTCGTTGGCCATAATGGTGCGCGCCACGGGCAAGTGGGCGGCCTCAAACACGCGGCGGGTGCGGCGGCCATTTTTAAGGGGCACCGGGTCAAGATTGCGCGACGTGTTGGGCACCAGAATCAAACGCCCGTTTTGCTCATCCACCGTCACAAAGGTGGTGGCAATGCCTTTTTCAGCAAACAGGCCAGAGGCCCCCAGCTTGGTCGGCATGGGGGGCAGTTTGTTGGCAGAGGCGGTCATACTCGCCACGGTAAAGAGGTCGGCAAGGTTCATTTCTTTGATCCAATCAATAAAAGGTTAGGGTGAATCGGTTTACTGAGCCACTTTGGTCACGATGCCAAGCGCTGTAAGCCGATCAATAGCAGCCGCTTTTTGCGGCTCAGTGGCGGCAACTGGCCACAGCAGGCCTGCGCTATCAAGCACGCAGCCACGGCTGATCACAATGCAGGCTTTGGCCCCCAGCGTGGCATCTACCGGGTCCAGCGCTACCGCCTGGGCCAGCTCTGCGCCGTTGACACCGGCAAAATCAACCGGGTTGTAGCTACCGGCGGCGTTTTTTGCCAGCACCGTACCCACCAGCGCTGTGCTGCCAGCGCCCAGGGTGACGGTGTCGCGGCACCACAGGGGGGCTACCTCGTACAAAACCAGATCGGTCAGCGCGGCGACAAGTGTTTTATTGAGCATGATGGTTTCTTTCTATAGGCTGTAGTTAAGGTGGGGGGTTAAGGCGGGCTTACTTGGTATGGCGTCGGCCAGCGTCCACCAGCAGCGGGTTGTCTTGTGGTGTTACCTGCGCGGCATTGGCTGTAGTGGCCACCTCACCAAACTGCACCAGGGGCGGCAACGCGATCAACGCCGCCTTGAGCCCGTCAAGCAGCGGTGCTTTGTTGGCCCCTTCGCCAAACTCCAGCGGCTCAGGCAAGGTGTCAAAGTGGTTAAAGGCCTGCACAAACAGCTCGCGTGCGGTCACCGGCAGGCCGGTGAGCTTTTCGCAAAATGCCACATTGGCAGCATTGATCTGGCTGGCCTTGTGGGCGGCCAGCGCGGCGCTGAGGCGTTTGTTTTCTGCCTCAAGGGCGGCTTTCTCTTCTGGGGTCACGGTAGGCTCCTTTGCTGGTTGCGGGTCGGAAAATGCGGGGGTGGGTGCAGGGCTGGCGGCCGCCTCTGCAGCCGCCTCTCTAACCTCGTCTTGTGCGCCCAGCTCCAGGGCACTCACCTCGTAGTTGGGCAACACTTTGTCGGCCACCTCGGGGCCATGGGTGCCAATGAACCAATCGCGCAATTTGCGCCACAGGCCTGCGTTGGTCACGTCATCCCACTCGCTGAAAGTCAGCACGCCCTCTTCCACATCGGCAAATTGTGGCGCGCGCAAACCCTTCACTGCGGGCGGCTGCGCCCCCAAAAAACCCACGTGGCGCAGGTAATACACACCGGGCACCGGGTTGCTGGGCGCATTGGGGGCATAAAAACTGGCGCTGATCTTCTTGAAGGCACCAGCAGCCACCATATCGGCAAAGTCGGTGTTGACCTGCGCCGGTGTGGCGTCAATGCCACCTTCGTTATAGGTTAGCGACTGCACCCAGCCATAGGCCGGCAAGTCGTGCGCGGGGTGCCCTACCACCAGCGGGGCTTCGTGCTTGGTGATGTCGTAGGCGGTGCAGGTGGCCTGCAAGTCTGATTCAGAAAATGCCAGCGTCTGCCCGCTCATGGCGGTGTGGGTGCCGGGTTTAAAAATTTGCAGCGTCTGGGGTGGGGGTGTTTTTGCCATGCCACAAGTGTCTTGGGGCGCTGGCGGTCTGGTAACGGCGCAGGGCTTCGGGGTACGGCCCGGCCGCGCTAAAATCCAAACCGTCTGGCGGGCATCTTCGGTGAAAAAAGTGGCTCTGTGCCAAGCCAGCCAAGCCAGCCATACGGCAATGCCATTTAGACCGAAGCTAACGCATTTCTAACGCTGGGATAAATCAAACCTGGTACTTGTGCCTCAAAAATGGTTTTGACGCGCCACAGCCCGTTTTAACCGTTGCCCCAAACCCCACTCTTCGAAGCGGGGTTTTTTATGCCTGAATGGCTTTTAGATCACGACTGTGCAGGCCCGGCCAGGTAGCTGCCCACAATGGCCACAATGTTGGCACTGTCTGGCGCAGACAAACCCAAAAACGGCCGCGCCGGTATGTCACCCCACAAATGCGGGAACTGCGCCACGGTGCCGCCAAACTGCTGCATGGCGCCGTACACCATGGGGCTGCCAATGCTCACACTGCTGCTGCCGTTGACCTGGTAATGGATGGTGCGTTGCAGCGCTTTGGTTTCGCCCGTCAATGGCTTCTTGCTGCCGCCACGTGCCGTGCCTGCCTTGCTTAACGTGCCGTCCTTCTTATATGAGCTGGCAAAAAGCCCCAGGTAGCGGTCAATGGTGACCTGGCTGTTGGCCGCCCACGGCGTGCCCTCTGGCGCGCTGGCGCTGGCAAAGCGGCGCTTGGTACTCTCGGCCACGTCCTCGCCAATCTCTTTCAGGGCCGGGCGCAGGTCCTGGCTGCGCCGGGTCAACGCGGCCAGCACGTCAAGCACCTGCTTGTCATTGACCTGGACGGTGATCATGGCTGGTTGCCCGCATACAAATACCGCTCAGCCAGCCAGCTGGCCTGGCAGTGCTGGCGCTCCAACGGGTAAAACAGCGCATCCACCAGCGGGCGGCCCAAGCGCCCAGGCCACTTGCCACTTTGCTCCAGGCTCCACAGCGCGGCTGATATGGTTTCGCCGCGCACACAGTGGCCCAGGGTCAGCAGGGCCAGCGCCAGGTGGTCAATGGCAATGAGGATGATCAGAATGCGGTGTTGCATGGTTTTCATAAGTGTTTCAGGCTTGTAGCGCTTGATGGGTATGCGTTATGTGCTATAACTTTTATTTCATCATGGTGTAATAGGCTTCAATGCGCCGGCACGCCACATCAAAATGCACTGGGTCAATCTCGCAGCCGATGAAGGTGTGCCCCAGGCTCAAGGTGCAGTCGCCAATGGTGCGTTTCTCGAAGGTGGGATTTGAATTGATGTTGTTCATAAATGGGTTCATAATTTACATGCTGCAAGCGAGGCGTAGAAAGTCAGCATCTACGCAACTTGATGCATCTGCATCTCGGATCAAGGAACAGCTGCCCTTGCGCTTGCACGCTTCATTGCATGGGTTCATACAGCCCGCCCCTCACCAGCTCGTCAATGATCTTGCTAGACTGCCTAAAGCCTGACACCACCATGGCCATGCGCTCTGTTTTGCTTATCCGGTAATCAAATTCAACCGACAGTTTGATGCCAGCCGCATCCCCGGCGCTGACCACGTACGCCAGTTTGCCGGTTCGGGTGTCAAAGTAGACCGCCTCTGGGTCTTGCAGCACGGCAGTCATTTGCCGCCAGTCCTCTGGCAGTAAACCGTCTTGCGTTTTCGTTATGTGGCGGGCTTGCTTGGTGCCACGAATCAAGCCTTCTTGCAGGCCGATGGCCGCATTTTTTGGGGTAATGCCTTTTTCTTTTTCGAGCCACAGCAACAATTTCGGCGCAATCACCCCCACCACAGCAGAACGGCCAGTTTGGGGTGTGGCCAGCCAGCCGTCCAGCGTCTCCCACCAGGCCAGCTGGCGTTCCATGCCCAGCAGCGGCTGCAACACCTCCCACATGGCCGCACCAATAGGCGCATCGAGCTTGATCAGCTTGTCGTCAATCAGCTGCTGCATGGGCCGCTTGGCACTGGCCCCCGGCGCATACGCCCAGCCCTTGTCAATGCCGGGTGGCGCACCGGTTTTGGCGTCCACCGTGTCCCAGCCTGCGGGCGGCTCGGTGGCATCGCCTGGCTTGGGGCCGCGTACAGCCTGCACCCGGCAACCGCAACCCCAGCCATTGGGCGGGAAATGCGTGAGCCAAAACGGGTGGTCATGGGGCAGCGTCAGCCCTGAGTCGCCCCACGCCTTGTGCTGCGGGCATGGGCTTAACACACCGTCGGCATGGATGTAGCGCCAATAAGGGCGCACCTTGAGCAAATCGGGGTCATGCAACTGCGCCCAGCGCCCGGCGGCGTAGCTGCTGGCTATGTTGGTTTGGTAAATCACCCGCGTGCGCCAGGCCTCTGCGGCCTTGCTGCCCTCACCCGTCCACCCCGTCCAGCCGCTCTTAGCCACGGCGGCGGCAAAGTCCTTGCGAAATTCACCAATGGACTGCCCGCTGATGGATTTACCCACCGCGGCCCGAAGGTCGTTGAGCAAATCGGCCTTTTGTGCCCCGGCCACCATAAAGGCGCGGTCGTGGGCGGCCTGCCACAGGTCGTCCCAGCGCTCGGTGGGTAAATTTAGTTTGCCCTTGAAAAAGTCAATCTGCTGCTGGAACTGCTGGCGCGCGCCGTCCAGCGCCAGTGTTAATTCAGCCGGGGTTTTGCCCATGTTGGTAGCCATGGTTAACGCTACTGCCCGTCTGCCACGGCGGCCATGCCCGCCAGCTCGGCGGCGGCAAAGGCCAGCGCCATCACCTCGGTGAGCTGCTCGGTGGGCAAGTCACCAAAGGCCTGCAACAAGCTGTCGCGCAGGGCCTGCGGCGATTCTGCGGCACTCACCAGGCTGGCAATGCGGCGCATCCACACCGCCAGCACCGTGTCACCCGCTGTGGCCAGCAGGTCAAGCTGGGCGGCCGTGGGGTCAAGGGGTGCCTCGGCAAAGCTGGCCGGGGCAGCTGCAGCCCCAGGCAGCGCCACAGCTGCGCGCGCTGCCTGGGGCTCTGGCACGGGCACGGGCACGGCAATGTCACCGTCTTGCAGGTTGTACACACGCGCCCAGTAGGCCGGGCTAAAGCGCAGGCCGGCGTCAAACAGCAGCTTGTCGCGCTTAGCCTGTACATCGTCCACCTCTTCTTGTTCAAACAGCTCAAACTTCGGGGCCGGTGCGCCCTCACCCTCATTGACATCCACCACCCAGCGCAGCAGCTGGTTCAGGGTGGCCTCACACAAGCGGGCATCACCGTCGCGCAGGTCAGCGGCCACTTCCAGCCCGGCGCTGGCGCTGGCCCGGTTGGCACTGGCCTCGGTGCTTTGGTTTTGCCCCAGCAGGGCAATGGCTACCTCGCTGCGGCAAAACATCAGCAAGCGCTCATACAGGTCGGCGCTGCCGCTTTTGCCAGCAGCTTCCTTGATGTCGATGGTGGCATCATCGGGCACCACGGCCACCGCGTCTTGCACCATGGCGGCCAACTGGTCAAGCAGGCGGTCGTTCTCAGGCCCCGGCGTGCCGCGCGGGGTTTTGCCCACCACCCAGGGCGTGCCAAACTTCTCGGTAAACGTCACCCAGAATTTAAGCCCGCCACGTTTGAACACCACCGGCCAGAAACACATGCTCAGATCCGCAAAGCCGTAGGGGTTGGCATAGCTGGCCTCTTGAGCGGGTATTAAAAACTTGCGCGCTGGCACCGGCTCACCCAGCGCCGGATGGGTGCGGGTTTTAAAGCGCAGTTGTGCATCGGCATCAAACTGAAACCAGTGCACCGGCTTGGCCAGCACGTCCAGCGGCACGGTGGGGCCCGCGCCGGGCGCGCTCCACAGCACCTCCAGCGGCTGCCAGCCATACAGCACGGCATCCATCACCTCATGCAGCACGCGGTGCAGGTCCAGCCGGCCCAGCACGTCTTGCGCCAATTTGGTGCTGCGGGCGCTGGCTTGGCCTTGCACCACGCGCCACTCCAGCCCCTGTATGGCAGCTTTGCGCCGGCGTATGCAGCCGCCCACATGGGCATCACTGCGCAGGTCTTGGTACACCCGCAGGTCGCTGCCCTGCTTTTTCAAAATGGGGTCGGGGTTGGGCAGGTACATGCCCAGCGCAAAGAAGTCGGGGCTTCGGTCGCGCGTGGCAATGTGCTGGTCAATCGTCTTGCCGGGCTCGGCAAAACGTACATACTGGGTGGGGTTCACATACATGCCCCCTGGGGCGCCGGTTTTGATCATGCTCAATATCCTTCAAAATTGACACGGCCCGCACGCGCCCTGGGGCGGCTGGCCACCTCAGGCGCACCGGCACCGCTGTGTGCCGCCATCCACAGCATGTGCAGGCAGTCGGGGCCATCGTCGTGGTCGGCTTTGGGAAAGTGGCGCAGTTGGTCAATCAGCGTCACCTGGCTGGGGTGCAGGCGTATGCTGGCGTTGACCATGTGCGGCTGCAGGCTTTCTATGCGCAACAGCTTGTCGGTGCTGGGTTTGATTGAGCGGGCAGGCACGGGCACACCTAGCTCGCGGCTGCGCTTGACCAGCTCGGTGTACAAAAACTCCTGAAACTGCACGGTTTCCACCACCCACACGGCGCAATGCCAGGTTTTTTGCAGGGTGATGATGTCGCTGATGATCTTGTCAGGCAGGCGCTTTTTGATGTCGGCTACCACCACGTCCAGTACACCGGTTTTGCGGTTCAGCCGGCCCACCAGCAAGGCCGAAGGGTCGCGGCTGGCCCCGGCTTTGCCCAGCGACGGGTCGCAGGCGCCAAAGAAGATGCAGTCGTCAGTGGGGGCTTGTTGCCAGTATTTGATGACGCCTTCACCTGCAAACGGGCTGTTGTCACCGGCCACGGGGTCGTTTTGGTACTCTGAGTCAAAGGTGGCGTGGCCGTCTTTGGCGCGGATGGTCATCAGCGTGAGCAGGCTGCGCGCGGCCCAGCTGACCTGGGCACCGGCCAGCATGGCGGGCTCGTTGGCATCATAAAAGGCTTGGGCCGGGGCCTTGCCCTGGTTGCGCAGCAGTTCTTCCCACTGGTCCCACAGGGCGCCGTTGTCGGGCCACTGCAGCAGGGCTTTGAAGCGGGCACAGTGCCACAGCGGGTTGGCCAGCGTCCTGCTCAGCACGCTGTCATAGTGCAGGATGGTGCCAATATAGATCACGTCAAACTTTTCGCCAGCGGCACCCAGGGGCAGCACGGTCTTGCTCAGCCAGGCTTGCAGCTTGTCGCGCTGCTCTGGTGAGCGCACTTGTTCGTCGTTTTCAATGTCGTCCAGCACACACAGGTCTGGCCGGTACGGGCCGTGGCGCAGGCCGCGCAGCTTTTTGCCGCTGCCGGCCACTTGCACCTTGGCGTCATTGCGGGTCACGATGGTGCCGCTTTGCCACACCCGGCCCTGCCCCACCACGGCAGGAAAGTCCATAGCCAGGCGTGGATTGAACTCCAGCTCAGCCTTGATGGCCTCCAGCATGGGGTAGGCCTGGTCAATGCTGTCCATGACGATCACCGGATAGCGCTTGCGCCCGGTCACCAGGCACCACAACACGTAGAGCTGACTCACCAGCGTGCTTTTGGCCTCGCCGCGCGGGGCGGCTATGGCATCGGTCTCGCTCTTGGGGCTGTTGGCAATGTCCACCAGGCGCACAAACAGGTAGTCATGCAGCTTGGAGCGGTGCGGGCTGCGGATGTAGTGCGGGAAATAGGTGAGCGTGAAGTAGCCAAAGTCGGCCTGGGCCTGCGCGCGGCGCTGCACACAGGCGCGTGGGTCGGGGTCAAAACCGCTAACCTGCGCCTCTATGCGCTGGCGCAGCTGCGCGGCAAACGCGGCCAGGTCGGCGGCGGCGGCTTTGGGGGTTAGCTGGGGGCGTGCGGTGGCCATGGGTTACGGTTCATAAGAAAATCGGGCTTAACTTTTTGGGGTGGGCTTATGACGCACACACAGCAGATTCAATCTGAACTAAGAGCATTGACTGCGTTGGGTGACAGGCGCAACAGCGCGCTGTATGCCTGGCTGCGCTGGCTGGTGTTGCTGGCAGCGGGGTTTTTCTCGCTGATGGCGGGGCAGCTAACAGGCAAAGCATGGCCACCGACGCAGCTGTGGGTGCTGAAGCTGGCTCTAGGACTAAATGCGGCAGGTATCCTATGCGGCGCAGCCGCTCTGTACGGTGAAGTAGCCAGCCTGCGTGGGCTGGCCCTGGCATACAAGGAACGTATAGCCAGCATTCTGAATGCACCAGATGCACACGCACCCAGCGGCCCAGTCGTCGCCAAACCGCACGCGCTTTGGCGTGCCAGCGAATGGCTCTGTTATGCGGCGCTGCTGGGGTCTTTGGTGTTGTGGGTGGCATTTATTGCGCTCCTGTAAAAAGACGGCTTAACGCTCGCCGCGCGAGTAGGCTTCCAGCGCGGCCAGGGCGGCTTCACCGGCGCTGGGGTTCAGGCGCATGAGCAGCTCGGCAAAGGCTTTGACGGCACCGGTTTCTATGGCCAGTTGGTCAAGGTCGGGGCTGATGGCGCGCATGGCGGCCTTGGCTTTGCCTAAAGAATCGGCCAGGCTGGCAATGGCTTTGGCGGCACTCACCGCATCCACCTCATCATCAGCACCGAGCTGCTCCATGATGGCCTCGGCGCGCAAGATGACGGCAGCGGCCACGCGGCCCATGGCGGCGTCAAAGCCACCCCCGGCCACAATCAGGCTGGCCTTTTGGAACTTGTCCCAGTCGTCCCCCTGGGCCAGGGCGTCGGCTTTCCAGCGGCGGGCGGTAGCGCTGCCTATGCCGCACTGCACGGCGGCCAGCTCCAGCGGGCTGCCACTTAAGAAGGCGGCGCGCAGGGCGAGTTGGGTTTCTTTGGGGTGGGCCATGGGGCTTAGCCTGGGAAAGGTGCGCGGCGCATGACCACATCACGCCCGCGCTCTATGAGTTGGGCGTTGTCGTCTTTGAAGCGGATCAGGCCTACCTCGGCCAGCCACATCAGGTCGGCGCGCACCAGGTCAGAGCTGACGGCCAGGTTGTGGGTGTACTCCATGTCGCGCACCAGCTCTGAGGTACGGGCGGCGCTGTTGTCGGCCTGAAACAGGCTCAAGAGCAGGCTGTGGCGGCGGTGGGCGGGGGTGATGACGGGGGTGTGCATGGTGGTTCGGTGTTGGTTTTATAGGTGTTTTCTATCAGGCATGTAAATTGCGGGTTGCATTAAACGTGCCATACATTTTTGATAGTATTTTTCTATTTTTATGCGAAGGGACCTGAGCCGGTGGCGGCTTAGCGGCTGGCTTTGCGCTCACCCATGTGGTGCAAAAGCATGCGCAGGTTGTCGTTCATCTGGCTGATTTCGCCACTCAGGCGGCTCACCTGCTGGGTGGTCTCATTCAACTCGCGGTAGAGCTTGCCCAGGTCGTCATGGGTGGGCACCACTTTGAGCGTGGCTTCTATGCGGCTCAAGCGGTCGGCATGGTTGGCAAAGTTGGCGCTGGCTTTGGTGTCAAGGTGCTCCATCTTGTCGGTGGTGGCCTTGTTTTTGTTGACCAGGTGCACGTAAAAGCCTATGCCCCACGTCAAGACAAAGTTGGCGGTGATGATGTAAGGGGTGAGTTCAGTAAAGTTCATGGCGCGGCGGTGGGTGCGGTGGCGTGAATGGCTGGGCGGGTGATGAAGTCAATCAGCGCGTCAAGCCGGGCGCGGCAGGTTTCATAGGCGGCGCCGGCGTCAATGGCCCAGCTGGTGAGGTCGGTATCGCTGGCAGTGGCCCTACCCGCTGCAGCAGGGCCGCTGGGGGTTTGGGGCAAACCAGCAACAGAGAGGCCGGGGGCGCTGTTGAGCAGGCGCAAAGCAGGCTCGCGCAGGCAAGCGCTGCCAGTGGTGGCTTGCACGATGGCATGGGTTTTCTCCTGTTTCAGGCGGTCAATGTAGGTTTGCTGCTGTAACAGCCCGGCGCTAAGCAGGTCACCACGGGTTTGCGCCTCAAGCATGGCTTGTGCTGCGGCGCTGGCGGCTGCGGCACGCTCGGTGGCGTGGGTGGCGGTGAGTTGGGCCAGCTCAGTGTGTAGCGGCATGCGGCCCAGTACCCAACCACCCCCCGCGCCAATGGCCACGGCTAACAAAAACTCGACCCAGCCTATGCTTGCGCCGCTCATACCCCTGCCCCCCACGCGGCGTAAAGCGCCTGCAGCTTCATGATGCGTTTGGGGTAACCGAGGTTTTCCGGGCAATGCACACCGGCGCGGCGGGCGCGGCCACAGGCGGCGTCTACCTGTTCGCGGGTGGGGCTGGGCAGGCCGGTGGCACGGGCCTCAGCCTGCCAGTGACCCAGGCCGCCGTTGTAGCCACGCAGGGCCACCCAAAAGCGGTCGCGGGTGTTAAAGCGCTCTGGTGTACGAGCGTACAGATAACGGTCGTACCCCACCAGCGAGCGCAAGGCCCAAGTGGGGTTGGCGGGCTGGCAGTCAGTGACCCCAAGCCCGTTGATCTGGCACCACCATTGAGCCGTAGCAGGCATGAACTGCGCCAGGCCAGCCGCACCCACACGGCTCACGGCCTGCGGTTTCCAAGCGCTCTCAGTGTGCACTTGGGCGGCAAAGCTGGCAATGGGTGCATTCAAGCCCCACTGGCTATGGGCAGCGCGGGTGAGCTCGGCGCGGTAGCGGCGGGCGGCGGGTGGCGGGTTGCCAAGCGCTTGAGCCTGCGCCGGGTTGACCCAGGTGATGGCAATGGCCATGCCCAGCATGGCAAACACCAGCACGATCCACAGGGTGCCCCACACGGCCATACGCCGCAACCGGCGCGCGGCACTGCGCTCTAACACAGCGTGCAGGTGTTGTCCCATGGCTTACGCCCCCAGGCCCATGGCCAACATGGCGCAGCCCACAATGATGGCGCGCCGGAGCATAGCCACACCCAGCACTTGCAGCAGCACGGCATTGGGCTGGACGGCGAGCTGGATGCTCAATCCTTCGGGGCCAAAGCTTTCCTCAAGCTCTTCAGGGTCGCCGTCCAACGCCAAAAACGCATCAGGCCGGGCATAGGGAAACAGGCTGCGGTCAAGCCAGTAGCCCACCACAGCGGCCAGGCTGACCAGGCTAAGCTTGTACAGGCTCACAGGCAGTTGCTGCGGCGCCACCAGCCACACGCAAAACAGCAGCGCCAGGGTGATAAGAAGCCAGCCCGACAAGCGGGGGGCGCTTTGAGTGACTTTGCGGGACAGACCTTTAGCTCTGTCCCCAACAGTTTGGTGGGGTTTGGGTTGGTTCATGCCCCTGATTTTTTCCGCGCGCGCGCGAGGTCGTAACGGCGCACGGCTTCGGGGTGACCATGAAAAAACCCGCCAGGCTTTGCAGCGCTGGCGGGTTTTACATCTTTACACCTAGTGTAAATTGGTCAATGCACCAAGCCCTCCAGCTGAGCCGTATCCGCCAGCGCCTGGCCTAGCAGCTGGGCCACGGCACCGGACAAGGCCAGCACTTGCGCCAGGGCGGCTTGCGCGCCTTCGGCGTCCCAGGCGGTTTCACACTTGTCGGGGATGCACAGCGCCACGGCGCGGGCCTGGTCCAGGCGCAGCCACAGGGTGTTCAAGGCTTGCGCCGGGGTGGGCTGGGGCACAGAACACACCGTTGGCTGGGTTGAACCCACGGTTTTGTGGGTTTTTAAGGCGGTGACGTTCATGCGGCCTCCGTGAACAGGGTGGCCTGCGGGCTGGCCACCATGGGCGCGGCGGGCAACGGGGGCAGCACGCCAGCCGCACGGGCCTGAAACAGGATTTGGCGCACGTGG